GCGGCGATCGCTCTCGTGGTCTTGACCTCGATGCACATGCTGGCCATCTCGAAGATTGACCAGTGTCCGTGACCGACACAAAACCGGAGCAGTCTAGTGACGTCCGGATTGTCTTGATTCGCTGGGTTCGAGACCCTGGCGCAATACCCGATGACACTCTCGGCATCGGGCGTTATCCATACTAGTTTCGTCATGCGTTCGGGTCCTCTTCTCCGATCACAAAGTGACTACCATTGTGGTAACCAGGTATCGGCTTAGGTGTTGGTGCGAGCTTACGCAGCGTAGTCTGCTGTGGCGGTCCTGGCTTGATTTGTGGCCGTGCCTGTGGCTGTTGGCCTATCGCTCCATTACCATCGTCATCCTCGTCAGATGCCAGCGAGAGGAGCGCACTGAGGCTGTAACGTCGACCATACGAGAGCGCTGACCCGAATCCGTGGCTGGTCTGTTGCATCACAGGAACCTGCACGACACCAGCAATCCACTCACCGCTAGCGTGTATCACACGGCTCTCGACCATGATGCTGGTCGAATGCTCACCGTCGATGGTGTCCAACACCGACTGCACGACGAACAGACCATGTTTCGCCATCACTGGTCGAACGACCTCCATGATGGCATCTAGCGAAGTGTACTTCGAGCGAAACGCTGGATTCGTGCTGTCCTTCACGATTGGCCTGATCTCAGCCTGGGCCTTGACCAGCGCTGGTGCGATTGCACCGATTGTTTCCGACATTGTCATGCTAAACCCCCTATGTGTAATCCTGCCCGACTGAGCGCGTTCCTAAACGCTGTCGTCCAGTTGATGTTGCGTCTATCGATGATGGCGCCTGACTGGCTGTAGGACCGCCAGATGCTGACATCATTGACCACTGGGCTGATTGCCCGTGCGATGGCTGGCCATTCGTCCTGGCGTGTCTCGTACGCTTGACGCAGACAGTCAAGGACATGTGCGAGTGCTTCATACTTCGTGGTGCGAATCGAACGTGCCCACTCGATCTGTTTCTCTGACCCGCTCATCACAATCGGATTCGGCTCGAGGAGTCGCTGTGTCAGTGACCATGCGCGTTCGATTGATCGTTTGTTCTCACACGCGGCGCAGATCTGGAGCGTCGACGCCATCATGGCCATTTTGTACTTCAGGTCCCCCTGCGTATATCCAACCGTTATGTGTGCGGTGTGACCGCACTTCCATTTAAGGTCAACCCGTTCCTGTGTCATCCTGTCCCCCTTTAGTTTTTCGCTTTGATGCAAACGTCACCCATGCCAAAGATGACCACGTCATCATCGACACGAATGTCATCGTCTTCGCACTCTTCGATGGCATCGATGGCCTCATCGAGATCGATGTCATGCAGTCCGGAAGGGCTGCTAAGTTGAATCGTCAAACCCTGCTCGATGAACCACTTGACCGTCGCGATAGCTGAACTTTTCATTTTCCTAATCCTTCGTCGTGATGTCCAATCACATCAACATCCTAGCACGGGTTGACATACTGTGTCAACTGTGTGTATAACGATGGCATGATTTACGGACATACACAGGTGGATATCGCTGAGAAACTCGGCATCCACAAATCGGCAGTGTGTCGGATGCTCTCCGGCGCTCATGCTGTCAGACAGTCGACCGTCAAGCGCATCGCTGATGCTATCGGTCGCAGTGAATACGAAGTGCAGCTGTGGATCCTGTGCAAGCGTACAGGACAGACTCTTCCGCAATAGACAGAATAGGACTAGGACAATGGACACAAGAAACATCAAACTTACATGCATCGAATGCCATCGCACGAACGCGGTGCCTTATGGTCGTGGACATCGCATCTGTGACATCTGCTCACAGCGTGAGCTCAAGCGTGAGCGCCGCCTCCGGACACAGCGCCGCATCCAGATGGTCGGCAGCTTCGTCGTGGTTGTCCTGGCTGTGTGGACAGCATGCGCAATGGCGTCCGACTGGAACACTCCGAACAGTCCGGATCACCGTGCACATCAGGCGATGCAAGCTCGTGACTGACGCCATCACAACATGGTCACAGTATCGGGGCAGTAGACGCACGAGCACCACTGGACTCCTGACGCCCGAGGAGGAGTTCTTTCTCGGACGCATGGTCCAGAGTGGTGTCCAGCGTGACAAAGACAAAGCGACTGCTGAGTTCGTCAATCACAACGTCCGCATGGTCAGCGCAATCGCCAAAAAGTTCAGGGGCCGTGGATGCGAACACGAGGACATGCTAACGGATGGCATGCTCGGACTACACCACGCGGTCCAGCGCTATGACCCGTCACTCGGTCACCGCTTCAGCACCTACGCGACCAACTGGGTCCGCCAGGCTATCGGTCGCGGCATCGAGAGCCGTGGTCGAGACATCAGATTACCGTCACACGCCATCGCTAAACTGTCGCACATCAGAGTCTCGCGACAGGAGTACATCGTCAAGCACGGTGAGACTCCAACACCGGCGGAACTGCTTGCGTACGTCCGTGAGGTCGTGCACACTTACCCGCGATACCTTCACAAGCAGATTGAATCACTCGATGTCAAGTCGCTGACAGAGATCCTTCAGCACGATGTGAAGCTGGTCTCGAGCATCGATGAACCGAACGCATACGGTCAAAGTCGCTACGACTTCATGGCATCGAATGAGCCGCCAGTCGGTGATCACCTCGACAAAGAGATCCTCTACGCGCAGCTGCGCACGGTCATGGAGGTCCTCACAGATCGAGAGATTGCATGTCTTCGCCTTCGCTTCGGCTTCGATGGTCTGTCGGATGGTCGCTCACTCGAGGATGTTGGAATCCTGATCGGCTACAGTCGCGAGCGCATCAGACAGATTCAGGTGCGCGCAATCGACAAACTTCGGGTGGCTGCTGGGGCTGATGTCCTGGCGCAGATTTTCGAGAGGATGGAACTATGACCGAGTCAGAACAGCAGATCGCATATTTCAACTGGTGCCGAGTCATGGCGGGAAGTGATTCGCGCCTAGGCACAATCTTTGCTGTGCCGAATGGCGGCTATCGAAGCAAGGCCACAGGTGGCCGCATGAAGTCCGAAGGACTCAAGGCGGGCGTTTGGGACATCTTCATCCCGGTGCAGATGGGGCAGCACTGCGGCATGTGGATTGAAATGAAGGCGGGCAAGAACAAACTGACATCAGGACAGATCGCGTTTCGTGAATCTGTTGGTGATGCTTACCTGTGGTTCGTTGCATATTCCTGGGACGAAGCAGTCGAAGCGACATGCAAGTACTTAGGCATCGCGAGTGGCATCGACTAACAGCTGCTCGTTGATCTCATCGGCGAGCTCGATGCTGTGCATCTCACAGATCAGGTACCAGACCGCTTTGAGAAGATCGTCGTTCTTTTCTTCGTTAGGTTTAGAACCGGCGCGGAGTAGGTATTTGAGAGCATTCCCTCGTTTGAAGTCGAGACCATAGGCGTCGATGATTTCGATGGGCTGAACAGTTCGTGTGCGGTAATGTGTCGGGACCTGCTTGGACATGCAGGGATTATAAGGGGTAGAAATGAATAGAGTTTCACAGGCTGTGACATTTTTGTCATGGCTATTTGAGCCGTACTCTGACGGCTTCGTCGAGATTCGATGTCTGAATCAAGGACGAAATCAGATGCGCTTCTACGAGCTTCCACGAACGGTCGAAGACTGGACCGGCATCGGAGAAGCATGCGTTCAGTGGAGCGATGAAGGAAATGATGTATACGTCGGCGTGTTGCCGCGCTGGCGTAAAGGAGGAAGGGACACCGATGTTCATTCTGCTGCTGTGGTGTGGTGCGATATTGATGATCTTGCTGGTCTGGATGAGACTGCAACGCTTGCTAGAGTTACAGTCGCGGTACGCTCGGGGAAGGGTCTCCACTGCTACCGTCGACTCAAAATGGCTGGTATTGGGACTAAGCCAACCGAACAGCGAGAGTTTATACAGCTGCTCGAGAGATGGATGCTCACACTCTCGGCGTCCGCTGACGTCAAGTGCAAGAACCCGTCAAGAATCCTACGAGTTCCTGGAACTCTAAACTGGAAGAATCGCGAACTACCTCGATTGGTGGAACTCGCAAAGTATCCGCCAGAGGCCTCCAGAATCGTCGAGGAGACGACATCCACGCATCCATGGGGCGATGAGTGGTCACGCCTTTTGATTGCCGCCAAAGCGGGGGACCTCCCAAAGCGCGAGCGGGGTAATTGGAATCTGGGCAAGTACAAGCACGGCGACTATCTGCTGTACTGTTTCAATCACGCCATCGTCGGCATCGAGCAGATGCGAGGTATGGGCATGATCGCACATGCCGAAGAGTGCCGTAAACTCGTAACCACTGCGCTGGACACGCAGACTTTCTTGGACTAGGAACAACATGGAAGAACTTTCACTGGACGACCTCCGGCTCATGGTTGCCGGAGACATGCAGACGCATGCCCGTATCATCGCTCATGGTGAGCACCACTGGGACAAACTGTGGCAACCTCACCCGGCATCGGGTGGCGCCTTCGGTGGTCGTAATAACGCACTCGTGACACTCTTGGGTTTTCTCCGGGCAAAGCGCTACACCATCGACGTCGCGCAGCTTCAAGCCGTCTGGTGGAGTGACACGTATTGTGATCCGCCACTGGACCGCGAAGTCATCCTCGAGACAGTCGGTCGATTCTGGTCACAATGGGCAGCAGGGACCGTGCCTGATGACCTGCCGGGCGGTCAGACTCTCGCACCATGGGAGGTATGGGATTGGACACGGATGGAGGTCGAGGAGGAGAAACTCGGTAAACAGTCCTGGCTTATCCCTAACATTCTCTCAACTGGTGGACTGCACTACCTGTCATCACCGCCAGGCAGTGGAAAAACGTGGGTGATGTGCGATCTTATTCGCGCCTGTTGCTTTGGTGGCAAGTGGCTCAATGAGTTTGAGATCCCACAGACTCGCGTCCTCTACCTCGATGAAGAGATGGGCGTCCAGAAGGTCTTAGAACGGCTGAGGAAGCTCGGAATGCGCTCGGCTGAGGGAATGGGTTACCTAAACCGTGTAGGCATCAGGTTCGACCAGCCGCTTGATGTCGAGAGGATTGTCAAGCACTGTCAGTCGCAGGGTATTGGCCTGGTGCTCATCGACTCACTGGTCCGCATCCATGGCATGGATGAGAATGATAACAGTCAGATGAGGAAACTCTACGACGCGTTCAAGAAACTCCTGGACAACGGAATCACTGTCCTGATCGCTCACCACAATCGCAAGGGTGGCACTGACTCGACGGTCAAGCACGAAGGTATGCGAGGCGCTGCGGAGATTGTCGCAGCTGCTGACATGGCGTTCTCTGTTGAGAAGCAAGCGAACGG